AAATCCGATAAACAATGGATCGTTTAGCGCTGCCGCATTAAATTTAGTTCTAGTCATTTTTGTTCTCCTTAAATAAGCGAGTTAATTTTAATAGACCTCTGTTGAGCGTCTACTATCTATATATAATACTTTTTAGTTAAATGTCAATAGTTATGGGGATTTTTTTTCAATTTTTTTTGTTGGAATTGAATAAGGCTCAAACCCCCATCCCGCCATTACTAAACAAGCTATGTTTCCTGGATATAACGATACTAAACTCCATGCACCGGTTTTCTGATTAACATGGAATACCACTTCAGGTGTTTGTTGCTCACCGCTAATATGGAATGTTGTGCCGCGGCCTTTCCAAAGCATATCTTGCCCTGTTGATTTTAAAATTGCTCCAGCTTCTTCAAACGATCCACAAGGATGTCGTGTGATATCACCTTGTTCTTGTGCCACAGCAGAGCTCGCAGCAAGTAGTCCTAAAGTAATGTATTTTAACATTTTAATCTCCTGTACTACCAAAACCTCCATCACGATCTGTCTTAGAAACAATTGGTTCAGCAGTTTCATTAATTTCAATTTTTGTAGTCTTTTCAATAAGACACTGCGCCAGTCTCTCACCGTTTTCAATCATAACAAGACTATCAGTTTGATTAATCATCATAATGAAAGTCTGTTCCACATAGTCTGAATCTATTATACCAACATTATTTGCTAATGTCAATCCTTTTTTTAGTGCAACGCCTGAACGTACGTACATTTTCATTACGTGGTTTTCAGGTATATCAAACACGAGGCCAGTTGGTATTAAGACTCTAGTATCCGGGGGAATTTGAAACGCGTCAGCAACTCGCCCAACACCTTTAACCGCCACGTGTGTTTCTTTATTCCAATTATTATAGGCTAAAAGTTTATCACCACGTTTAAAACATGCTTTAATATCAAAACAAGCTGAGCCATCTGTTGCATATGCCGGCAACTCAGCATTTTCATTCACTTTATATACATTCATAATTTATTTTTTTCCTATGTTATATTTTGCCTCTAATATCCAATTACCTTTTTCTTTATGAGATAATATTTTAATTTGGTTTAATGGGGCAATTGGGTCTTGTGCGTTATCTGTGTCAATAACATTAACTAATCCCCATTCTTCAAGTAGGTTAACAATTGTGTTACGCCTTGCTTTGTCTTCATCAGCAAATGTATCTTTTTTACCATCTAAAATAAATAGTTCTTTAAAGTGTAAAATTGAATATCGACCTTGCTTGTGTAATATATGGCAAGACTGATACAGCTTCTTTTCTTTGCGGGATGAAATACCAATACGCGTGAGAGTTTCTTTAATTTTTAAAAAACTATCCTGTGTTGGGAGGGATACCTCAATACCAACACCTTTAAAAATGTTTTCTTCAGATTGCATAACGACAGCACCTTTTTTATTATTATTATCACTGAACGCTCAATTGCGATTCTCAATATTTATCATTTCTTTGATTTGGTGCCAACACCGCCTGTCTCAAGCTTCGTATGGATAGTCTTTAAATCTTCAACTGTTAACGCCTTAAGGTAAAGCTTTGCTATGGTTCTATTACATTGATACACTTCCTGAATAGCGTCTAAGTCTATGTTTTTATCAGCTTTTGGCCATTTTGAAAAACGTTTACGTTTACGTAATGCTCCACGATAATAGTCAAATTGAGCACGGTCAAATAAATGAGCACGTTGATTCAATTCGTTTGCATGGAGTATGGTATCTTCAAAGTTTGCAAAGCCACGATTGACCATGTAAGGAACATATAGCTTTTCAGCTTGGTCTGGGTTTTCGTGGTTACCAATCAGATCCTCTTTAGTAAAGGATACTGCATTCATAAAATCAAATGGTGTTATCTCTTTCGGCAATTACTTCCTCCAATTCTTTCATCATATCATCAAAATCTTTAGCACAAGTTGGGCATAGCTTTAGGTGTAGTACTCCATCAAGCGTATCAAGATCTACATTGTATATATCTTTCTTATCAATATATTTTTCACAATTGAAACAAGTGTGGACACCTATTAGTTTTTTTATCCATTCACTCATTTATATTCGGCTTCAATCATTACTTCAGTTAAGAATGCAACCATATTGACTTCAAGATCTGCAACAAAGTTTGCCTTATACATATAATCTGCCAGAGTTACAACAAACCCAGGTAATGATTTCATTAAAACTTTATCAGATCCCATATCATAAATGCGACGGAACATTTCATTCATATCTTGATCGCTATTCTTTGCAACCCATTTACGCATATTAGTAAAGTCTTTAGCTTTTAACAAACGAAACAATTCATCCATGGACTCTTGCTTCAAATTGATAAAGATACCTTCGTCAATTTTACCTGATGCTGAGTAGGATTGCAGTTCAGTTAGTACACGACGGAAATCAGGGAAGTGTTTTTGAATAACCTTTGCAACAACAGATTGGTCATATTCTACTTGTTCTTGTTCGAGGATTTGCGTAACTCGTTTCATAAACTGCATTGCAAGTTTAGGACGGTCAGATGTTTCAATTGTAAAGTCAACTTCAGACAACCGAGAACGTAATGGCTGAATAATTCTATTCTTAAAGTTACAAGTAAAAATAAAGCCACAGTTTGAAGAATATTCTTCAATAAAATTACGCAAAGCTGGTTGAACATTTGCAGCATTAAGGTAATCAGCTTCGTCAAAGATTACATATTTGCGACCACCTTGTAGCGATACAGCAGAGGCATATGTTGATATATCATAACGAAGAGTATCGATGTTAACATTCAAAGAGCCGTTCTTTACAATATAATCACAGCCGAGTTCTTCGAGCATTGCTTTCGCAATTGTAGTTTTGCCAACGCCTGGGCCGCCAGTTAGCAATAAGTTTGGTACGCTGTTATCCGTAACAAACTTTGTGAACATAGATTTAGTTTTTTCAGGAAGTATAGTATCCGCGATAAGTTGCGGCCGATAGCGCTCAACCCAGAGCACTTCATTTTGTTTAGCATCAATAGACATATTGTCTCCATAATATAAAATAAGGTGCGGGTTTGTTTTACAACGATTGCCCGCGTTCGTTTCAACAATTAGTTTGTCACTTTATCTGCAAGTGGTGCATCTTGAGGGACATCTGCTGCTGCGTCAGGTGGCGGCATCATACCTTCAGGCTGTTGCTGTTGTGCACGTAAGAACGCTTCAATTTTATTCCGAAGCATGCCAACACCTTGCAGTTCACGGCCTTCAAAAGCACCACGACGCGAGGCAATGTCAATGATTTGAACAACTGTTGCCATATCTTGTAGGTTAATTCCACCTGGATTTTCAGGTTGTTGATTTTCATCCATAATTAGGATCCTTTCTTATAAGTCGACTTTGTATCAATAGCCACGAAATACGTGACGTCTTCACCTTTAAATTCAGAGATACCTTTACTTGACAGCGTAACTCTGTAATCTTGAGGTAAGAGCTTCAAATTATCAGTTTTAATAATAATTTTAAACTCATCGGCAGTATCGCCAATTTCTACACCGTAGTCATCCGCTGCCGCAGACGAACTATCAATGGCCTTTAAGTAACACTTTCCATCCTGGCCAACAAATGCAACTTCATTAAACTGAAGAACACCTGCCGCTTTTTGAACAGATTGCAAATCATTCCAAGATACATCAACAACCACATCAGCCGACGGCAATTCAATGGTTTTTTCAGGCGCTGCGTGTATCATGGAAACGTCGGCAAAGGCGTAACGAGTACGCTGTTTACCTTCTGTGATTACAAAGTATTTATCATGAAACTCTACGTCTGGCGCAGTATGAAGTGACAAAATTGATAAAAATCTTGACAAATCGTAAATACATGCTTCTGATGGAAACTGATCTGGGATTGTTGCGGATGCAATCAGTGTTTTTTCAGGTGTAATGGTACGAAGGGTATTCCCTTGCTTCATTTGGATTGATTTGTTGATAGTAGAGAAACTCTTAAGAATAGTAAGAGTGCGTTCAGAAAATTTCATTATATAGCTCCTAGGTTAATCATCATTTGTTTATTTTATTACGTTTTTTGGTTTTTGTCAATGGTTTTTTATAGTTCTTAGAATTGCTTTGTTTATTTGCGGTTGGAGACGCTCCTAAAGATCCAAGAGCAGACATATTACCGTTAAACATATAAGAACCAACATGAGTCATTCTCATCCATGGACACATCCAAACTCTTTTTTGTATTGCTCTTGCCTTTTGACAAAAGAAGTAATCCTCAGACAAATACCGCCGTGTTTTTGGATCAATTATACAATCAAAGAATGCTGTAATATCACGTTCTCCGTCAAAGTTTTCAGTTCTTGCGTGGTCTGGCTTATATGACAATTCAGGGTATGCAGCTCGGTAATCTTCAAATACTTTACGAGGTATTAACATAAATCCTGTACCTGCTTCACCAACTTCAAGTGGTGCATCCATTTTAAAACTAGTAACTCCACCTACTGGATTAAATACAAAGTCTCCAGTAAATTCGTTAAGCTCAAAAGGATTTTCATCGCCTTTACCTGCCTTTGCGGCCATATGAACTTTTTCCCACGCAATAGTCTTTTTAGGATAAGGTCCGGTCAAAATGTCATACTTATCAGGATCTGAATGATATATTGCCATAAGTGAAATAACATCTCTTGGATTGAAACCAATGTCGGAATCAATAAACATTAAATGCGTTGAGTCTGAGCGTAGGAATTCATCAACAATATAGTTACGAGCTCTTTGTACCAAACTTTCATTAAAAAGATAATAAAACTTAATTGGAATTTTATTAGCCGTACACAACATAGCAAGATCGTTACAAGCCTTTGTGAATAAGCCTGCGCATTGTCCACCATACATTGGTGTACCAACAAAGATTTTATATTGTTGTAAGTCTTCAATAGTTACGTTTAAATTCATGTTGTCACCTGTTCTAAATCTTCCTCAGCCCTACGAATTGCTTGCATGCGTAATACATCTGCTAAAATATCCCACGAGCTGTCGTGAGCTTTAAACATCTGTTCCCAACGCTGTTCGTCAGCAAATGGAATAAACCCATTCTTTTGCTTAAAATCAAACTTTGCATCAATATAAGTACGTGTATCGCGGACTGCCCAATACTTTAAGTACTCTTCCATATGTAATAGTTTATCTTGTGATTGAAATAAACGACCAAGAATAATCGGGTCAAATGTATTTGACCTAGACCACCATTTACTAATCTTTGGCGAGTCAATTAAAAAGTCATGAAATTGCTTGGTAAAATCAGCAACAGTTAAATCAGTTGGAAGTGGTTTAATGTTCCTACGAACTTCAGGTCCTAAGGATTCCCACCATGTAACTGTTCCTTTATCAATTTCCCATCCATAATTTTTAACTTGATCTACCACGGATAGTTTAAATCGTTTTGTTTTTGATATATCTGCAAGAGTATATGGATCAGCTGAAATCATTTTATCCCAACTGAATACCATCACCGAACAGTCAATCACTGCGCACTTTTGAGCATCCTTGCCGAATGTCTCAAAATCTATAATAAAGTCGTGTTTCAAGCCATGAACTCCTCAAGTGTTGCTTGGTTGTTTTTCCCACCCGGATCAGACCACATCCGTTCGTTATGGTTATCTTGACGATGGTAATTAGTATCTGACATCGTTAACTCGCCACGAATAAACTTACCGATTTCAGTATGAATATCTCTTGATGTTGGAACAGGAACGTTTTGAGCAATATGATTCATTTTAGGTAATCCGCCAACAAGCTCAAAGTCATGAGGGAAACCCATAAGATACAACGCTTCACGAATAGTTAAAGAACGATCAAACTTTGGATGAATTGTATCTGCAAGGTTACGACCGATAACTGCATTCATACAATCTCCAAAGACGTGTGTTGAGCTATCCCAAATACCTTTACCCATTGCAAACTTTTTAACAGCATGGTCTGATACTTTGATACCGCGTTCGTTATTTGTATCATGCATCCATTTATTACAAGCAGGCAATTTACCACTTTTATTAATATAGTTAAATGCCGTAATCTGTCCGCTTTCCATAATTACCTTACGAGGATCTTCGTTTGTAAGTGACTTGATGTATTGATAGTAAGGTTCTTCATCAAGTTTTTTGTTACACAAAATATCCATTTGTTGAATATCGTCTGTTAAATCCGAAAGATATTCGTGAAACTTTTTACGAGGCCGTTTGTACCAATTCATAATAGGAGCGGTTTCTGAATTCCAACCAATGGCAAAACAACGATCTCTAGCTTGTGGGATACCATGATATTTTGTAGATGTTTTATATAGAGTTAAACTATACCCTGCTTTTGAGCAAATGTCAAACAAATTATCAGCTACTTCTTTACCTTTTTTAGTAAACAGTGCAGGAGCGTTTTCAACAACAATAGCTTTAGCTGAAAATCGGTTAATGCCTTCTTTAAAGACTTCGTACATCCATTCGTTCTTTTCGCATTTTGCACCTTTTGCCGCTTCGGTTTTACCAGTGTTAAGTTGTGATAATGCCGCACAAGGTGGTGTGCCTGAAATAACACTTATATGTCGACTTGAACTTTCAGGTATCATTTTATATTGTACGTCACGCCCTTTGACGTTTTGCTGATAGTTAACATAATGACTATCGTTTCCTTCAAAGTCCGCGTATGAATAGATAGCTTCAGGTGGTTTTCCAAAAGCTTTTTCTGCTCCTAGCATTTGTCCACCGATTAGTGGAATAATTGGGGCCCATGTAATTTCGCTCATTTTATATCCTCTATGCAAAAAAGTCTTCAAGTGTCGCAGCTTTTTTCTTTGTAAACTGCAACATGTCAGGTCTTTTATAATTTTCGTCAGCAGCTTTCATAATATTGTCATTAATAAAGCTACCATCATAATATTCTGGTTTAAGAATTGCTTTACGCAATCCATTGAGAACCGTTTCGTATTCTGTTGGGTTGTCAATTAGTCTTTGCATATTTGTATAAAATTCTTCAGGCGTTTTAGGTCTAAGAAAGTTAGGAATAGGCAAATGACCTTGGTCGTCATAAGTTGGATGAAGGAAAGGAATAACACCAGCGTGAATCATTTCAATATATTTTGATGTGGTCCAACCTTCTTTAATTGGAATGATAAATGTAAACTTAACATCCTGTAGTTTATCTTGGATCTCATTGATATGTAATGATCCTTTAAACCTTTCGTCGCTTTCAGCACGTTCGTCGAGCCACTTACCGTATATATCAACGTTATCAAATTTATCAAGTACCCAGCTTTTAAGTAAGTTATAGCGTGACGGTTTGCCTTCATTAAGTACAACCATAAAGTCTGTGTTACGATCCGTGTTTACTTGTTCAGTGTATTCATAATCGCCGCAAAAAGCAGTTTCCATTCCTGCATATTCAGAATGAACAACCCGTACTAATCTTTCTTGGTTTTCGTAATCAGTAATAGAAAATGTTTCATAATCATAATCGTATTGTCCAAGAGAACGGAAAGGCATATGAAATACATCACGTGGTTGTTTGATAACATATCGTGGATCGTTAACAATTTCTATCCATCGTGGCTTACTTTCGTTTAGCCATTTGGTAATAGGAGTTGTGTACCACTTAGTCATATCAAGAGTTGCAGCAGGTTTGCCGTCTTGTTGACTTTCACGTACTTTCCAAATTTTATCTGGGATTGTAACATTACTAATTTGCCCAATCATCATAACAGAAAAGTCAAGCTCAATGTCTTTAAAATAATTAATAATATGATTATAATATGTTTCTGACATTGCCAAAGGAACGCCGTGCCAACAGTCAATTACATTATCATATGGGAACAAATCTAAACGTTCAGTATCAGACAATGCACCAAAGTCAGAACGACCAATTAGGTAAAACGTTTTGTCTGGGTTGTTGTTTGCCATTGCTCGTATAGTGCAAGACGCTTCATTATCTCCACCAATGGGAGAGTACTTGTTAGTTTTAAATTTAATAGATTTACCAATCTTTGCGAAACCAATGTTTTTCATAATCACTTCCATTCCATCATCTTAACGAACTCTTCAGGAGTCATTGCTTTATCATCAATGTAATAAACACCGTGTGGTTTACCCCACACAATTTCATCATAAGGTACTTCGTACTTATCCAACCAGTCTGTGGTTATTTTTCCGACGTCATTAATGATTTTATTTATGTCACCATCGTGAGTAAGCATTCGTCGCGCGGTATGAAGTACAATGCGATATCCGTTTTTCTTTGCTTTTTGTAAACTTGCAATCATTGGGCGATTAGGATTTGCCATTCCGTACTTAACTTCAGATTCAGATCTGCCATGCAACGGAGTACAAATCGTGTCATCAATATCAACTACTAAGGTTTGCGTATTCATTAATATAATCTCTCATTCTTTGTTGGCGTTCTTCACAGTCGTAATGTAATGGCAAACAAGTTGCAATTAACAAAGCGCCGCCGTCAATAATATCATCATATGCGTCAGGGTAATATTTAAGTACCAATCGGCCAAAGGTTTCACGTACTGTCTGAGGGTATTTATGCCCGGAAACTAATTCATTATATCCATGGAAAAGGTCGTGTGACAATTTGCACATATCATACATCCAATCTCCGCCGCAACCAACATGATCTCCATAAGAGCCACGCGGATCTAACAAGGTAATGCTATCGTTATATGGATTATAAAGAATATTACCGAAATGCAAATCACCGTGCATACCTGAAACTGGGCGAGCTCTACTAAGACAGCGCTCTGCAACATCAAGATAATAATCATCAGCGCCACGATTTTTGGTTTTATCAATCCACATTTTTTCAGCGTTATCCCAAAAGTCTGCGACAAATTCAAGTGTTGCTTTTTTATGGAAGTACTTGTTCATTATAATGAATACCTTTTCAATTAAGTATTCAATAGTAGACGGGCTTAGATCCTCATGCATAAACAAATCAGATAGCAAAATACCAGACTCATATGACATTGTTAGTGCATATGGATCTGGCAAAATTTTAGGAACAAACATATTTTGCAGTGGGCTCAGATTTTCATACCAATTCTTTTCATTCATAATAGTCTTAACGGCAAATTTATTATCAGACTGCGGCCATTTAGTAATCATATTAAGATCTGAATTGTATTCAAACGAATTAAATTCACGAGCTTTGAATGTTAGTAGAGTTGCGCAAGTTTTGTGATATGAAGATATGTCGCCGATGTCATACCATTTTT